CTGGCGGGGGGCGGCACGGCTGCAACCGTGCGGCTTCAATGGCCGACCTAAACGAAACGAGCTTGGAAGATGCGTTGATTGATATCAGCACATTCACCGATGACAAGGGTCTAACGATCTCTGTTCAAGCGTCCAAGCTTGTTGTACCGCCTCAGTTAGTGTTTGTTGCTGACCGTATCCTGAACTCAACCTTGCGTTCTGGTACTGCTGACAACGACATCAACGCTGTACGCAACACTGGTGTATTGCCCGGTGGTTACACGGTAAACCATTACCTGACTGACCCTGACGCATTCTTCTTACTCACTAGCGTCACTGACGCTGGCGAAGGCTTGAAGATGTTCCAGCGTACTGGCATGGAAACCACGATGGAGCCTGACTTTACAACAGGAAACATTCGTTATAAAGCCAGGGAGCGCTATAGTTTTGGCTTTTCCGACTGGCGCGGAATTTACGGCTCGCAAGGGGCGTAGAAACCAAGCAAAAGAAAGGGGGCTTTATGCCCCCTTTTTTTGTGCCTGTTACGCGGCCTCCTCTAGTATTTCCGCTTTGGTGGGACGCTTGTAGAAGCCAAACTTGTCATCGTCGTTTGATGGTTCGATAGCAGCAGTAAATGTCACTCGGCAACCGCGAGAAGCGTCAAGTGATGATGGGATGCTGCCCCACACCTTGAAGCCTCGGTCATCTTTGACCAGCATCTTCCATGTGCTGCCGTAGTAACCGTCTTGCAGTTTTACGCTCAGAACCTCGCCAGTAACAACAACGCGACCAGCAGGGCATGGCTCAGCGGCCTCGTGTTCCGCTTGGCGCTTCTCCTCTGCTACTTGACGGGCCTCGTAAATTTCGCCCATGAAAAACATTTCGATGTGTTCAGCAACGTCGTTGGGCGCGTCTGTCAAGTAGGTGTAAGAATGCCAATTTCCCTCTCGATCCTCCCAAGATTTGCCTCTTCCAATTCTTATGTCCAAAGCGTAGCTGCTGCGACTGTTGAGGAGCGCCCTTTCGACTGCGTCAAATTTTTCCCCCGACACGTTGCGAAATCTGTGCGTCTTTAGTTCGCCCAACTCGTTTTCAAACATAGAGTCTCGACTTTTGTCGATTGGCAAAAATTGTCCGCCCATGAACTGCTTGCGGAAGGTTTTTTCGCCCTCTACCCATTCATGCACATAACCGTCATGCGGAGCGTGAAAGCCCGTAAACTCGCCTTTGCGGTTGCTCCCTACAGTCGGTTTTACGCCAGCGTTCATCTTAGCCATGACCGCTTCCTTACGGGTGCGCCAAGCTTTTTTGGCACGCTCTTTAGCTGCCGCGTAATCACGCAAACGAGTACCAAGCCATTCCACATCAAGTTCGTATTTTGCCTTTTCCATCATCGTTCTCCGTTGTGATGGCTATTATTATACTCATCCCGTGTCGATGTGCAAGTGTGTGTACACCCCAAACAGCATTTATTTTAGTGTCCTATTAAATTGTCCGTTTCTAGCCTGTGTGGTATAAAAGTAAGATCCTGACAGCCGCAATCCCGCGACTGACATTTGCCACGACAGGAGATCAACATGGCTACAACAACTTTCAACGGCCCAGTCCGATCAGAGAACGGGTTTCAACAAATTTCTAAAGCAGCAAACGGCACTATTACCGTTAATAGCGGCATCAAAATGGCAACTGAAGCTACTGGCGGAGCTGGTATCGAGGGAACCGCTGCCGTTTACATTACTCAAGTTAACCGCCTTAAAAGCGATGTAGCGACTAACGTCAACATCGTGAAAACCACGATTATGATCGATCTGACTGGCTTAAAAGACGGTGGCACCGCTGGCGACATTGTTGGTAAGGACGGCTCTGGCGTTGCATTTATAGGCAGGGTGACAGCGGCCAATCAAGGCAGCGTATTCGGCGTGACCATGACTTGCTTGGAGACACCCGCAGGTGGCAGCACAGACATCGATTTGTTCTCAGCAACCGAAGGCACTGGTGTCAACGACACTGCAATTGGTGACCTGACCGAAACGCAAATCATCAACGCTGGCGCTGCTTCTGCTGGAACAATGGTTGCTGGTGGCGATATCGCTGCTGACCAATATTTGTATCTGGTAAGCCAAGGCACGGGTGACGCGACTTATACTGCTGGACGTTTCCTTATCGAAATCACTGGCTTCGACGTAGCTTCCTAGATAGGAGAAAATCATGGCTGATGCAGTAACAAGCCAAACCATCCATGATGGCGAGCGTAAAGCAGTGTTGAAGTTCACCAACGCCAGCGATGGCACAGGTGAGTCCGCAGTCAAAAAGGTAGATGTCTCGGCACTAGCCGCTAACTCGGCTGGATTGTCATGCAACCGCGTGACGATCAATAAGATTTGGTGGCAGTGTACTGGGATGTCGGTAAAGATTGAGTTCGATGCAACAGCTAATGTATTGGCTATCGGCGTGAGTGAAGACTCAAACGGATACCACGACTACAGCAACTTTAGTGGCATACCCAATAATGCAGGAGCTGGCATTACGGGCGATCTTGATTTTACTACCGTTGGTCATACCAGCGGAGACACTTACATGGTTGTTTTGGAATTGATTAAGTCTTACGCGTAATGGCTGACACGAGCGACGTAAAGCGAACCAAGTCGGGTAGGCTCGTCTACCGAGGTGAGTCTTTCCCCGGCTATAACCAGCAAAAAAGAACGCCCGGCAAGAACAAGAAGTTCGCGGTTCTTGCTAAAAAAGGCGATCAAGTGAAGATTGTGCGCTACGGTGATCCGAATATGACAATAAAAAAAGATCAACCAGACAGGCGCAAATCGTTTCGTGCTCGACATAACTGCGATGCGGTTCAAAAGAAAAAAGACGTTTTTTCAGCCGCCTACCATTCTTGTAAAAACTGGTGATGTAAATGGCAGAAAGTGATTTAAGCAGGGCGCAAGACGAGTACGGTAGTGCGGCGTCTCCCTATGCTGATCTGAGCAGCTATTTGATGCAGCGCCCAGTCTATGACCGTGGCACAAGGGCTGACCCAGTTGGGCCAACAATGAGAACCTTGGACGCTACACAGCCGTCCACAGAGGATCTTCTTGCAAAGCAATATGAAGACATCATGGCTGAGCAAACCGCTGCAAATGAAGCGGCTGGCTTGGCTAGGCAAACCGAGATTGATGCGCTTAGAGACGTTTTGAGAGAAGAGCTGGCGTCATCTGAAGACGCTGCGTTGTCTCAGCGATCTGATTTAACTACGTCTTTAGAAGGCCGAATTGACGAGCTGCGCCGAGGCGTTGACGCAGAAACTCTAGGTCTGCGACAAGCTGGTTTAGATGAAAGGGCTGAATTAGCCCGTCAAATTGAAGAAGGAGATAAGCTGGTCAGAGAAGCTCAAACCGCTGCTATTGGCGATCTGAGTGACCGCCAAGGCTCTTTAATAGGTGACTTAAAAACAAGAATTGGATCTTTGTCGGGCGACCTGACAGACATTAACAGCGTCATTGAAGGCAACTATGCCCAGCTTAATGAGGCTCAAAAGAGTTCTGCTGACGCAACTCAGAGTGAGATTAACTCTTTAAACCAGCAGCTAGAAACGCTGTATACCGACGTAGATTCGGGCAACGCAGCACAGTCTGAGGCAATAAGAAGCGAAACAGCAGACCTTGTATCGGCTTTAGAGCAACAAATTGGTGGTGTGGCAGAAAACCTTGGCTCTTTGCCGATTGAGTCAATTCAGACTCAATTGTCTGGGTTAAGCGACCAAACGGCTCAGTTTCAGGCGGCGGTTGACTCCGCTACAACCGAAAGAGCAGACCTAGCCTCGATGATTGACGCATTGCAGACTGGCGCTTTGAGCCAAGAAGACCTTACAAGCCTTTCTCAATCAATTGCTGAACAGCGCGGAACCGACATCTCATCTGCACTCGACCCACTTCAAGAGCAGATAACATCTTTGCAAGGGCAAATCCCAGCAGAAATAGATGTTGATGCGCTGCGTAAGCAGATCACCGAAGAGGTGATGGGTCAGGTGGGTCAGCAAGGTGCTGGCGCTACAACTGGAACCACAACTGCGCCAGTGACCGTTGGCTCCGCAGAGGGCCAGCAAGGTATCGTCGTTGAGCCAGAGGGAGATATATATTCGAGTTTCGGCCCATCGTCATCCGAAGCCGCAGGGTTCAATCCTTACGCTGCTATGAACTTATCTGACGGGCAAGCAGACGCAATGGGTTACATACCAGCAGGCAGCGTCCAAGATCA